TCGATGTCCTTGGCAAAGTTTCGATTGCCCTTGAGGTAGTTCCAGGTTTTGGGATCGAGCTGGCTCACGCCAGGGAGAAGAACGATGCCACGACCGGAGGGTTCAAAGACTCTCAGAACCCTTTCCCGGTTGTTTTTGATCAGCATGGAAGACTCCTATCTTTGGTTTGTTAACTGGGGTTTTTTCCTTTGACTTCTCATTAGCTCGACACGTTGCCGCCGATGTCGTCGGTCATCGCCTGCGACAGAGGATAAGGGATGATCACGCCGCCGCAACGCTCATGCACTGCAACCTTGTAAGCCATGCCCCGCAGCTCAGGCGCGAAGGTCTCGAACTCTTGCGGGATCTCAAGAGTGAATTTTTCAGGGTTACGATCATAGACGATCGCCGTATCATCCGAGAGATTGCCGCCCGAGTTCGCCGCCGCGAGTTCAGCCAACCAATCGACCGAGTCGATGAACGGGGTGTTCTCAAGGAAGTAATTCAGGATCGTCATGTCCGAACCATCCGAGCGAGGCGTCGTTGCCAGCTTGGTGTAGTAAGGGATTGGGAGGAGCATCGTGTTGGGAACCTCGACCGACTTCGATGTGTCGATCACAGAGTTCGCAAGGTTGTTGAGATCGGCGAGGATGTTCGCAGTCGTCTGCGCATCATCAAGCCATGCTCCATGAGCCAGGGTCACATCGGGGATGTTGGAGTTCGTCAGCCAGCCCTGGAGGCCAGCGGCTGTGTCGCCCCAGAAAGCGATGTCACGCTCAAGCTGCATGATCGCGCGGCGGGCGGCATTGGCCTTGGATGTCGTCAGAGGCTTGCCTGTCTTGGCTGCGCTGCGGATCTCCATGACCGAATACTGATAGGCCGCGCCCAGCGATTTGACTTGCGCAGTGAACTGCTTGCCCGAGATCTCGACATTGCGGAAGTCGGTTGCGTAGTCGCTTACGATCGCCGCCATGCCCACCTGATCATACTGGTTGTATGTGATGGTCTGGGCTGCGGGATCACCCTCGAAGCTGACAGGAATAACTTCCCGTTGGCGAAGAGTGGGATACCGCACATCATAAGAGCGCGACTTGATCGTCTCCAATTCGCGGGCAAAGAAGATGCTTTCATTCGAGTCGAGGCGGGGAAAGCGCGGGCCTTTCTGGTTGCGACGCTTCATTATGTCTTTCTCCTAAGATTTAAAAGAGTGTTCAGGAACTACGGATTACATCGTCAAGGGTCTGAATGAATGGCGAGAGGCTTAGACGCGCTCGCGGAACTCGACAAGGGCCAGCTTGAGATCAGAATCGACCTCACGCACAACGACCTTGGTGGTGATGTTGATGTTGCCAGAAGCGGAGCTTGTGAGCTTGCCTGCGTTGCCTGTGCCCACAACAACATAAACAGAACCATTTACCGATGGGAGGTTTGTATCTGTGCACTGACACCAGACAGCGCCCCAGTTACAGACATTGAGGGTTTCATCATCGGCATAGCCGGGAGCAGATGAACCAGTCCGCGATTCAAGGGCCTGGGTCAGAGCTGCGAAGCCTGCGAACACCTGAGTGTCAGCAGAGGGCACCTTGCCCTGGCGGGTTGCTGTTCCCTCGACAACACCATGACCAAAGGGAACTGCACCCTCAGCCAGCATGGTTCGGATGTCCTCAGACTTGAAAGCATGGGCCAGTTGACCTGCACGAGCGCGAGGCATGTTCATCGAAACAGAAGTTTGCATGAATTCATCTCCTTTAAAATGAAGGGGTCGATGGATGATTAGCGGGCCTTGCGGGTTGCGCCGATTGGTTTCTGCCAAGCGTTGGCTTGCTTCTCCATCGCATCGGCGCGGATCTCTTCATGAGTCTTTTGGCGACCGCGCTGATCATTGCGAACGCCGGTCTTGACCCCAGAGCGAATGCGATCATAAGCGCCAGAGCGGCCATTGCCGCCCTGGCCATGATCTTCCTCGCTGTCCTCGTCTTCGCTATCAAGGTGAACTTCTCCATCCTCGATCTCGTCGTCGGCTGTTTCAATCATGTGATCGAGTCGGCTTTGCAGATACACATCCGACTTTCCTTCTGCCTTGAACTCAGGGGAATCGAGCTTGATCAGCTCGACGATGATATCCCGATCGCTCATGGCCGACAGATCCTTGTCGTCAAGGCGGGGAGCTGCGAAACGCTCAAGAGCCACGCGGGCCTTGATGGCTTCCTTGAACTCGGCAGAGTCTGTGCGGACGCCTGCTGTTTCCTTCGCCTTCTTAAGATCAGCTTCCAGGGAATCGGCGCGAGCCTGGACTTTGGCCTTGTCGTCATCGGCCAGCTTCAGCTTGTCGTTCAATCCCTGGATCGTTTGATGGTCCTTGTTGAATTTTCCAGTCACGGCAGCATGAACATCTGCATTGACCTTGTACTCGACACCATCAATTACAATCGTCTTTTCCATTAAAGAGTCTCCTCTAGGGTTTTCTTCGGGACTCAGGATTGAGTCCAAGCGTAAGACCTGTTCTTGAGAGTCCAGGTGGATGCGGACCTGGGAGCCGCCTCGTGCGTTTTTGCAGATGGCAACATGATTGTATCGAATATTCCGCTGGACAGCATCATACCGCTGACCCTGATACACACCGGGTTTCATGTCGAGATCACAGACATAGCCGCACGACACTTCCCGCTTGTCGCCTGTCTCAACATCCTGAATGCTAGGGGCGTGGGTGATAGTCATGGTGGTGGCCAGAAGATCATCGACGCGCTCGACTTTCTCAGAAGTGAAGCCTACCATGTGGTCTGTGGTGTTCTCGGATGTGAGAAGACCATCATTGACTGTCGGGTGTCCATTGGTCGCCGGTACCCCCTTCAATGTCTCCATGGACGCGGGGTTGAAGACTTCTTCAGGCGGGCGGAACTCTCGCCACTCCGAGCCATCATCGCGCCGGTAAACAAAGATCCCCGATCTTGTCGCCGTGATCGGAACCCGCAAATAGCCATTGGCAAGACGTTGAGGCTTGCCGAAGGACATGCGATCCATCCTGATCTGCTGCTTCATTTTTTTATGACTCCGAAATTTAATTGAGACTCTAACCTCAAACCGGCCTACTCGTCATCATCATCTGTGTCATCGAGATATGGGATTGCCACGCATCGACAATTGTAGTCCATGCCGGGATGACCGAAAGGGGGTGGATCATCCCAGCTCATGATCTCGCCGTTAAGGGCAGCATGAGATGGACGAACCCGCTCATCCTCAGAGGTTTGCCAAATGTACTTTCTGATCCCGACCCGCTCCTGTCTCATGCGGGCGACCTGTCCATTAAGGGTTGCGACCTGATCGCGGGCGACAAACTTGGCCCGCGCCTCCAGCGACATCCCCCGGACCATCTGGCTTTCGCGCTCATCGGCAGCTCTGAATGTATCCAGTATGGCTGATCTCAGACCGGAAGGAGAGAGTCCTTGACGATACCCGTTAAGAACTATGTTGCTGATCTGATCCGTCTCGGCCTCGGCAAGGCGCGTAATCTTGCGGGCGTTGTCTTTGGTCCAGGCATCAATCGCCTTGATGATCTGATCATCGCCAAGGAGAAGATCGACCCCCAAAGACTTGCGGGTCGCCTGCTCGTTGTCTTTGTTGATGGCCTGGCCCACATCAAAGATCTGGGGACGGCGATCGCCAAGGGCTTTGGAAAACCGCACGAGGATTCTCTGCAAAGCCGCCTCCAGCAGATCGAAGGCATCCATCACATCAAGACGGATCGGGCGGCCCACGGAATCAACCCGCCGCGTCGCGCCCATGTCGGATCGGAACAGAGCCTCGATCGTCGGCAGTATCTCGACGATCTCTTTTTGCAGATCCTCCTTGAGCCCAACCACAAGGCCCTGGACGATGGCCTCGTATCGCCTTTCAAGATTCCGGGGGTAAGGGATGGGCTCAGGCTTCCCGCGGCTTCTGGGGATGAAGTCTGTAATTCTGGGAGCCCTTGCCATTACTCAGCGCCTCCGCTCTGACCCTGCCCCTGGTCGATGGTGAAGCTTCTGCCGACCTCGCCCATGATGCTTTCCACCTGTTCTGTCGATAGGCCAAAGCTCGCCTCGATGATCCTGATCCCTGTCTCTCTCGGCAGGCGATTGCTGGCGACCTCCTGGATGACTGTGATCAATGATGTGACCTGGGCTCCATTCAGGCTTGTGTCCTTCATGATCTCGGCTGATCTCTCATCATCGGTTTGATCTACTTCCTCGACGGCCGGCGGGTTTGATTGCCCTCCCCCTGTACCCGTTGTCTGTTCTGGATTTTCTTCCTCGAGCAAAGGCGGCAAGCCTGCCTCCACTTCCTCTCTCGTCGGCGTTTCCTCCATGGTTGGCCGATCGAAATCAAGCTTCGTCTCATGGCTGTACTCTCCAGAGCCAAAGCGGGAGCGGGCGATCTCTTCGGGGGTGATCGTCTGGTTCTTGATATAGATGTCGTCGATGCGGGCCTGCTTTTCCTTGCGATCGAGGACCTCGCCTTCCGGCTCCTGCCAGAGAGGGCAAAACTCGATGTCCCAATCCGGGGGCTCGATCCCTCGGGTGGGGCCCGACTTGTTCAGGAAGCAGAGCTTGATGAATTGGCGAAGCGCAGGCTTAAGAACAACCTCCTGCTCCTTGCTCACAAAGTCATAGTAATCGTGTCGCTCAGACTTTCCTGTCTCGCCCATGCCGCCGCCAGGGGCCTCGCCCAGGAGAACGGTATGGGTATATCCGGAGGCCGTGACCAGTCGCCTTTCCATCCTGTCGATCACATCAGCCACACCCGTCAGCGGTGTTTGCTTTCTTTCGTAATCCTCTTCGGCATCAATCATGATGCTGTTTACAACGGACTTGGCGAGATCCATCAGGTTCAGGCGCTCTTGCAGAAGGTTCTTGCCGCCCTTCATCGACATCAGGCGCTGCATGTCCTTGACCTTGAACACGCCGACCGCCATCTCAGTCATCAGGGTTGCAACGCCATCCTGGGTCTGTGAATAATTCGAGAGCGGCCCCCGGAAGGTTGCCAGCACAGAGTTCGACCAGAACCCATTCTGAATAAAGAGCTGCCTGGGGAGGGTGGCGCCATCGAAGCGAATGATCCGACTATGATGGATCATCGTGATGCCCGCGCCCTTCATCGAGAAGCGGGGTTGCATCTGATAGATCAGGGGCATCCCCATGTTCTTCGATCGGGGGTCCTCATCAATCATGTGCCAGATCAGCTCATGCCGATTCAGAACAGTGGCGAAGTCAAAGCGTCGTATCCGATTCGTATTGAGGGGCGACCAGGGGTTGGGCGCTCCATCGTCGATCCCGAGCACAACACCCGAGCCACCATAGAGGCGAGCCCAGCTCAGAGCTTTCTGGAAAGTCGCTTTCCAATTCATCTCCTGCTCAAGGTAGGTCACGAAGTTTCTGATCTCCTCCTCATCCCATGAGGGGATCTTGAGCTTGAATCCCTCGCGCACCATGTCTTTGGG